CCGGTCGGCAGGTTGTCAGGGTGACAGCCTGGGGTCAGCAAGCCCAAGTCCGAAAGTGGACATTTGGAGCATTTGACCTGAAGAGTGTAGGTGAGTATACATCTTCTGCAAGTTAGGGGGAGCTTGCCTCCACCAGTCAGCCCTGCGAACAGGGCCCCACCATGGCGGGTGGGTCGGACACTTGTAGCGTCTTCATTCATTCCAAGCGAGATCAACAGATCCGCGAATGTTTGAAAGGTACAGAGGTATCTTTAGACGAGCCAGCGACGGCCAGATGATGTGGGTGTGTTTGTGTTTGTTTTTTGTTTTTTCGGAGTTTTCTCTGCGTTTGTGGTGATGACCCTCTTGCTCGTGCGGCGAAGAGGTCACTTATCATCACCCAGTGGGACCAGCTCCGGTACCTTGGGTACCAGGGGTATGTCATCGTACCGTGTGGGTTTCCACAGACGGCGGATGATGTGCTGGTCAAGCTCAACCGGCCTCAGTGTGTCTTTCTCGCGCCTCGCGCGTTGAACAGACATGGCTACAGCCGCGTGGAGTTTCCACAACGGGCGTTTTGTTGCCTTGACTGGTAGCAATCCCGTAAGGATCAAAGCGACGGGGTCAACTTCGACTTTGGGTGTGTTCTTGCTTATTTCTATGTCCTCCGGCGTGGGGTCGATTTTATAGTAGGGTGTAAAGCCACTCGCCTTGATGAATTTCATCGAGATCTGCGAGCGAAGCTTATCACACTTCCGTGAATCGAGCGTCACGCCAGCGACATTGAAGTCAGTAACTGGGTTGGTTTTTGCTTGTCTGAGGAGCCATGAGGCAACATAGGCATCATCTAGCCAGTTGTCTCTCTCAGTGGTCAGCGCGGGTAATCCAAGTCCACCTAGGTCGCCTGGTAAATACCAGGGCCTTCGGGTGTCCTTGAGATGTTGACGATTGGATTCGATGAATGAGTTCAGGATATAAGGCCTAGCACTCTGGGTAACTCTTTCGAGTACCTCGTGCAGAAGGCGCCCAATCAATTGGGGTCCGATCTCATAGTCATCATCTTCAGTCGTCATGCCGCGTTTACCGCGTTGGTCTTTGCTCTGTTGACCATCCTCATTGACGCCAAGTTGGCGCCATCGCTCATTGAAAAGGAATTCGGTCCTAGGACCAACTACCCTGTCAAAAGTGACGGCACCGACGCGTCGGAAAAGGATGGAGTTAACAGTACAGAAATGAGGAGAAACGAAATTCTTACCAAGAGATTTAACAAATCCAATGGTATTAACGTAGTCTTCCCAATCTGTACCGTCGAACGTACCAGCGGGGGCCATTGCCAGAACGTCGTCTCCATTCACGAAGAGAGGTGCATGCATCCAGTTACGACTGGTGATGACACGTTTCTCATGAAGGAAGGCGAGGTTCACGGCAAGATTAGCAATATTTAGTATAGGGAACGAAAGGTTCGAACCCATCAACTGTCCGCGCTTTTGTGCGACCTCCCATTCTTCTTTGATTTTATCACCGCCGAATTCGGCGATGCCTTCAAAGTTGTATAAGAGGTTGTGCTCGGTTAGGCATTTGACCATGAGGTCACCTAGGGTCGGAGCACGTTTCGCGCCAATGTGGTAAGTAGCCAACTCCTCCCAATCAAGATCGATTGGGGGTTGGCCATCTAACCAGCATTGGGCGTCGTGATTCCAGTGGGCATTATCGGGTGTAAGAGGCTCCAGATACTCTGGGAAGTAAGCAAGGACTTGTTTAAGAATATAGTCCGAAACTTCCTTCCTCAGAAGATCTGTAGCACCCTTGTAGTCACCTGATAGTAGGTCCCAAGTAGAACGATCATCCTCCGCATTCGGCAAGGGCGCGAATGCGTTGGCAAGGGTCTCGGCTGTAACTGTTCCTTCAAGCGATGGGAAAAAGTGTTTGATTCGACAACGAGTGAGCGCAGCAGTCATTCTTTTCTGAAGCCTTCTGGCCTCAGTATAGATGACTGGCTCACCCTTTGTAATCACACGAACTTTCAAAGCTTCGAGAACAGGAACGGCTTGAGATTTAACTAAACCACTGTCGTAGGTCTCTTTGCAGAGCCTCCAGTATTGTTTAGTCAACTCTCTCGAGTTCCCTCGTATCTCAACCAAGTTGGGGGATACGTGATCATAGGGCGTGTAGGGTACCGGACGTGTGAGAAATGAATCACAGACGTCAGCGCGGCGACCGGGGACCAGGCCTTTGCTGAATGGCTGGGCCCCCATAAGGGAAGCGCGTGTCTTAGGGACTCTGATGGTTATGGGAACCTCAGTCCTGGTATAAGACCGGTTGGTCGGGGGGACGGTGTTGCAATGTGACCTGTAGCTGGAGAGCTTCAGTATGGACCACATGCCATCGCGGGATTGGGCGAGTCGGATCGACTCCCAGCCAGGTCGGCTGGTCTTGGTGATATAGTCGTTAAGTTTGACCAGTTGGATACTGGTCTGCTTCTCGTACTTATCATCAAGGTCCTCAGGGAATCGCATAGGCCACTTCGACCCGCGGGATACAAGGTATCCGGCAGGTGAAGAGCCAGAGGCGGCCGCGAACATCGCCGAATGTAACATTCGGTTGATTTTCGCTGCGCTTCCATAAGCGATTGTGAAGGAGCGGCGGACCTGATTTATTGGGAACGTCAAGGTGGGGATCGCTGCGGGGCGGGCGAGTTCGATGCGATGGAATTCCGGGCGGGAATCCACAACCCATTGAACCTCGTTGACCATGATAACATCTTTCTCCGAAGTTGGAGTTCCCTTCTCATCTTTGAGAGAAGGGTCCAACACACCAGCAGCAGCACCGCCTTTCTTACGAGAAAAGCCGTACGCTGCCGTGGACGGAGGGAGAGTATCAGGAATGGAGTTCTTGACTCCATTGACATTCTTGAATGCCTCAACGAGAATCAGATCAATGTACTTTTTAGTGTGTTCAAAACGCTCTTCTTGAAGAGGCGTGAAAGGTTCAGACTCTTGTCCGATATCTTTCCCGTGCCCCTTGAGGGCATCGTATTGAAACACTTCGCTAACTTCGATGGCCGACCGTTTTAAACGGTTGAACGCCTCAGCTAGCTGGTACGATTGATTGATTTTGTGTTCCTGGGTTCCAGGCTTAATGATGCGACCCTTGATTAGACGACGTACTTTCACACCAAGAAGGTATGTGTAGTCGAAATCAGGGACTACAGCCGGAAGAGATATAGATCTCTCCAGCTGTAGGGCAGCAAGAGGCCAGGCGCCGAACTGCTTGAACAGCAGTGTGACGTTGCCGAATGCGACGGCGGTTGCAAGGTAGGTGATGTCAATCAAGGCTTTAACATCTTCAATTTGTTCTGTTTTTTGTCCGAGGACACTGATCAGAGTCAGACGGAGAGAAACAACCAGTCGAGCGGTGAGCTGACTGTTGTATTCGATCTCCTTGATGTGCTTTTTCTTTAGGTTCGCTGGATTACCATTAAAAAGAAGGGCGGCCGGGCTAACCAGTTTGCTTGCTTCCCGGAGGATGAGTTTCGAGAGTTTCGATTCATCTTCCGTGTAGTTCATACTAGTTGGCTTCGTATTATTCCTCTGTTGGATATTGTTCATTTTGAGCAACAACAGAAAGGGGAAATAATACGGGAGTGCGGAGCTTGGCTTTGGCACTTACTCTATACAGATTGCG